TGACAAGTACAAACTTAATGAGCAGTACTCGTACAATCAAGTGGCAAGTGAGTTGCTACGTGATACTGGTATCAAGACCAAAATTATTAAACAGTACATACCTGTCATCAATCAGTTGACTAACCAGTACCTACAGATATTAGATTTCTTCGTCCACTTTGATCTGGATGAGAGTTTCCAAGAGACCATACGTTCACGTTTCCGTGACAACTTCTCTTATGATTCTTTCTCTGAAGGTGAGAAGCAACGTATCGATTTGTCCCTACTATTTACGTGGAGACAGATTGCTAAGATGAAGAATAGTGTGGCAACCAACTTACTCATACTTGATGAAACTTTTGATTCATCTCTGGATGATGATGGGGTTGACAATCTAATGAAGATCCTGTATAGTTTGGGAGAAGAGACCAATGTGTTTGTTATCTCACACAAAGCAGAATTGGAAGACGCACAGTTCCAACGCAAGTTAGAATTTGTGAAGGAGAAAAACTTCTCCAAATTAAAAGTAGCATAGGGGTTGACATGTCAATTACTTTGTGTTACAATGACCGTATATTAACTAAAAATAGAGAGATTTATTATGGAACTATCTGATCGTACTCTTGGAGTACTAAAAAACTTTGCAAACATTAATAGTAATATTGTGTTCCGTGAAGGCAACGAACTGAAGACCATCTCAATGGCAAAGAACATCCTTGCGAGAGCAACACTGGATGCACCTTTACCTAGTGAGTTTGGTATTTATGACTTAAACGAATTTTTGAACATCATGGGTTTGGTTGACAATCCTACTCTGAAGTTCGAAGATAACTATGTGGTAATTTCTGATTCCACTGGTTTACGTGGAAACAAATACTTCTACTCTGATATCGATATGCTATCATCCCCATCAAAGGATGTAGTGATGCCAGAACCAGAAGTTAAGTTTACACTAGATACTGATACACTGAGTAGATTGAAACGTGCCGCTTCTGTTCTTGGACACGATGAGATCTCAATTACCAACGATGGTAAAAGAGGATCATCTGTCAAATTGACTGTAGTCGATAAGGACGATGCGACATCAAATTCATTCTTCTCATATGTAGAAGGAGAGTTCGAAGAAGGAGTTGATTTCAACTTCGTTATGAACGTTAATAATCTGAAGATAGTGAATGAGGATTTCCAAGTGGGAATTAGTAAGAAACTAATCTCTAACTTTAAGAGTCTTCAGTCACCAATCGAGTACTTTATTGCACTTGAAAAATCATCAACCTATGGAGAATAAGAGATGACAAAAGATAAGAAAGAAACAAACCCAGTAGACGAACGTCTTGCCATTTTACAAGATTTATCTAATCGTGTAAGTAGATCAACAGTTGCCGTAGTGGACACTGTAGTTCAACGTGGTGGGTTCAAAGGTGAAGAACTATCTACAATTGGTCAATTAAGAGATCAAGCAATTGAATTAATTCAGTTGGTAGAGCAACTTCAAAACGAAGCACAGTAATAGTCTAGGGGTATAGTATGAAAACATATCTGAGTTCCAAACTACACCCCGTTACTGTCACGGCAACTGAACTGAATTATGACGGTTCAATTGCTATCGACACTGCACTTCTGCAAGAAGCAGGTATAGAGGAGTTCGAACAAGTCCATTGTTATAACATGACAAATGGTAAACGTTGGATTACTTATGCCATTCTTGCCGAAGACGGAGTAGTCTCTGTTAACGGTGCCGGTGCAAGAAATGCATATGTCGGTGATCAAATCATCATATGTGCATATCATTCTTGGAGTGATATAGACGCACTTCAACCTAAGATGGTCTATCTAGATCATAAAAATAAGGTGATCGCAATTAATTCTGAAGGTTTTGGAAATAACGAAATTACTTGTTGACTTTTTGTTTCATATGTTGTACAATGTACATTGTAAGAAACACTTTAATATTATGGAGTATATATGCGAGATGAATTTCTCTGGGTTGAGAAGTATCGACCACAAACAGTTGCAGACTGTATCCTACCAGATACAATCAAGACTACATTACAAGCAATAGTAGATGGGGGTGAGATCCCTAACATGCTACTTTCTGGTACCGCAGGTACTGGTAAAACTACAATAGCACGTGCCATATGCGAAGAACTTGGACTTGATTATATAATCATCAATGGTTCTGAAGAGGGTAACATTGATACTCTCCGTGGCAAGATCAAACAGTTTGCTTCATCCGTCTCCCTCTCTGGCGGTTACAAGGTCGTAATCCTTGATGAAGCAGACTACCTTAATCCCCAATCAACTCAACCCGCACTGCGTGGTTTCATCGAAGAGTTCAGTAAGAACTGTCGGTTTATTCTGACATGTAACTTCAAGAACAAAGTGATCGAACCCCTACACTCTCGTTGTTCTAATTACGAGTTTAACTTCTCTAAGAAAGTTCTGGCAGGATTGTGTGGACAGTTTATGTCCCGTGCGGATGAGATACTGAAGGGTGAGGGTGTTGAGTATAACAAAGACACACTTGCACAGTTGATCATGAAACATGCCCCCGACTGGAGACGTGTACTCAATGAGTTGCAACGTCATTCTATTGGTGGTACTCTGAATCTTAGATGTATCATTAGTGACGTTAATGATAACTACAGTGTCCTATTCAAAGCAGTAAAGAAGAAAGATTTCAAGAAGATGCGTGGATGGGTAGTAGAGAATATGGACATGGAACCCGCATCAATATTTCGTGGCATCTATGATGCTATGTATGAATACGTGGCACCCGCCAGTATTCCCCAACTTGTGTTGATTCTCGCAGACTATCAATACAAAAATGCGTTCGTGGCAGATCACGAACTTAACTTAGTTGCCTGTATGACTGAGATCATGGCAAACGTGGAGATTAAATAAATGGAAATTTTAGCAGGATTAGTAGTATTGGGTG